CTTAGTAACGAAAAGCAAAAACTGGATAATAGATGACATCGGTGGTGCTGACTGCCGACTAACCCAAACGAAAGGAAACATCATGGATAAGCAGACACAAGCCAAAGTAAATACCCTCGTCGCTAACTACCTGAAGGCATCCGACACAATCGTTATCGAGCTTCACTCGCTCGGCCTCGACACGCCTGAACTGCAACGCCCCTTCGTCATCAAGGCGGTATGCGCGGCCACGACGAACGGCGAGGGCTGGAATGAATCAAGCACAGGCAAGATCATGCTCGACTCAAAGCACGAGCGGTATGAGTTCCTGAACACCCGAGTACGTCGCGTGATGAATGCGCTGAAGGGCGAGACAAGCACGGCCAAGTCATCAGGCAAGGCTGACCCTGTGGATGCGATCATCAAGGCGTTCAACAAGCTCGACGCGAAGCAGCAGCGCGCGGTCATCAAGGCGCTGGCTTGAATTTTCCGGTCACGTTGACCGGATTTTTTTCACGGGGCAGCAGCGTGAGGGCTGGCCGCTGTTCCGTTTCCTGTCTAACCCAGCCCAAATCAATCGAAAGGAAAAATCATGTTCTGCTATGCCGTCTTTCACAACGATAAACAAATCCGCGTCTACCCCTACGAAGTCAAGGGCGACGACTGGAAAAGGGCACGATCACTTGCAATCGAGATGGCACTACACGCCGAGGAAAACGGATACCACTACACCGTCGAACACTTCGGCATCTCTGGCGTAGGCACAACAGTTTGGCAGTAACCCACAACCCACGAAAGGAACCATCATGCGACTCATCAAAGAATCCACAGGCGTCGAAGTTAAAACCGGCGACATCGTTCACTGCTTCAGAGGCAAGGCTGCATACGTCACAGGCTGGGCGTTACCCAAACACAGCGGCAGCACTGGCCGCGTATACGTCAAGGAGATGAGTGACAGCCCGTTTAGCGGCGAGTTCTACCCCTCTGTATACGGCCTGAAATGGGTGGACTAAGACTACTACCAAATCAGGGGGTCAAAAACCCCCTTTTTCCACCTATCCATGACTACTACAAGTGGACAAGAAAAAAGACAGCGAAAACGTAGGCGTATCAAGGCGTATCCAAAAAACAGGCACATTTATATATCTATTTAAATATATGTATATGTATAGGAGAGTATTTGTATATACGTGCGGACAGCGAAAAACTTTTGTTCTTTTTTGCAAGCAAGGCTTATACTGTTTCTCAGAACAGATATATAAACTCCCCACTTTTGGGATATGCCGCACCCACACTGCCAAAGCACTGTCCAAAAACTTGTCCACCTGTAGTAGTCATGGATACTTACAAGGATACCAACATCAAAAAGGGTAGTAATCATGCACAAATGGATGTACACCGCAGTACAGCGCAAGATCGACAGCGCACTGCTACGCAAGTTCCCCGACCAACACCACCTGCGGAACAACCTGCGCGAAGAAATCCGACAGGTGAAAAGCCAACGCCGCGCCGAGAAGATCACAGCAACCCACCGGAAAAAACTCTGGGCTGATTTGATTAGGGATTTAAATTATGAGTACAACAACGTCAGGCAGGGTATCAAGTACGCCACAGCGCAAGGCCAAGCGGAGAAGCGCGAAGCATTTGAGGCGTACTTGTTGGTGCTGGACAAGGTGAGAGATGAGATCGACGCAGCGCAGGCACACCCCGAAGTACCCAAACCCACGCCCAGTAACTACAGCAGGTGGGTCAACGCCAAAGCCAAGCGGCAGATACCCAACAACGGCATCCACTGGACTGACTGGGTTCCTGCAAGAGTAAAAGCGCAGGTCACTGACCTGTTCAATGCCATACCCCATACGCCGAAGGCCAAGCGCAAGCTACCTTTCCAACGAACGCAACGGCCACGGCGTAACAACCCAGCACTGACCCGACTAATCAAACGAACCGAGAAGGAGATCGCCTATGTGAAACAGGAGTTAGACATCGCACCCAACGATCAGGCCATACGCCTGAAGTACAACCAGATGCGCCAAGCACTGGCACGGATGCATGAGATGAAACCCAGCGAGGCCGTACCCCATACGTGGCACGGCCTGTACAAGTTCGAGAGTAGCAAAGCAGGGAACTAGATGTAGTATAATCTACATGTAGTAAGCAGCAGAATCCGGTCAGCCTGACCGGAAATTTAACCAACCGAAAGGAGCAACACATGAAAGAAGTTTGGTATGTGCACGGCGACCCCGAAGCAATCGGGCTTTGGCCTAACCTGTTCGACACTAAAGAAGCAGCGGAGACATACGCACGCTATGCCTTCCCCAATGAGGGCGAGGCTGTGCGCTATACGCGTATCTTTTACCGCAATGTGCTAACGACAACTGACTTAAATGGGGGGTGAAATGAACCAAAACTTCTACACCGTAGCCATCTACATGGAAGACCGCGCATTCGGCGGGCACGAGGAAGGCGGCTGGTACTACGAGACCGCCGAGCTATGCATGGAACCTGACTGTGTTGTGTGTACGAGAGAGTTCCGCACCGAGGTAGAGGCGATGGACTACGCCGATGCACTGAACCAAGGCATCGTCGCCCAATGGAACGAAGACAGACCCGAGGTGAGCAGCGTCTTATCAGAGGGTCGCTATCACGCCATCGTCAGCGAGGGGATGCCCAAGCCTTACTACCCAGAGACACGCCCGCACTACGAGTAACACCACAACCAACCGAAAGGAGAAACACCATGACCACAGCAAACACAACACCATCAAACATCCACGCTATGCCGCGCCCTGTTCGCATAGTAGACAAGTACTCCTACAACGAACTGCATGAGGCGGCACACAGCATGCAGCGTACCGGCGGGGGGTTTGCTTCTCGCTTGGCGGATGCGTACTTCTACGCGGACAGTACCAACAAGGCCATCATGCTCGACGCCTTCGGGGATTTGTTCGAACGCTTTATTCCAAAAGCAGTACGCCTTGATGCCGAGATGGAGCAGGGCAATTGGTTCGCTGACCTTCGTTAAATAAAAACCGGTCGGCCTGACCGGAAATTCAGGCCATTCATTTCACTCAACGCAACACAACCCGAAAGGAAACATCATGACTAGCTATGAATACTGCGGCTTCAACCGCTGGGATTGGATGGAGAGCTTGGCAAAGATACTCTCTGACCGCGCATCAGTGGGCAACCACATAAGAAGCTACGGCTGGGATGCACTGCCCAATGACTGCAAAGAACGCTACCCTGACCGTGACTTCAAGAACTACCGCACGTGGTTTGCACGTGAGTACAACAGTGCACCCATGCACCCCGCTATTAAACAAGCCGTACTCCAAACACCCCCTACAGACTGGCACTTGCTCGTACTCGAATGGCCACACGCTGCCGACTCTGACCCCAGCCGCATTGCATACACACGGTCAGACGAGCACGGCTACGCTGACAGACAGACGGTGACATCCGTGGGCAAATACTTAACGCGACACTTTCCTACCCTTGCTGACCATCTCATCCGCGACATCGTCATGCGTCACGGTGCTAACCGCTTCGAGCTATGGGACACCATCGAGAAGATCGTGCAATCCGTGCAAGACGGGCCGCAGTCATGCATGCGCTGGGGTGGTCACTCACCTAGTGACACGCACCCCTATGAGGTGTATGACCCGCAGTATGGCTGGCGGGCAGCGGTGCGCCTCGACAGTTGCGGCACGATCACTGCGCGGTGCTTGGTCAACACAGAGGATATGAACTTCGTCAGGTCTTACACCCGCAAGGATGGGGGCTACTCACACAGCGATGAGGCTATCGAGGTGTGGCTGCGTGACCAAGGCTTTACCAAGACCTATAGCTGGAGCGGTCTCAAGTTGAAGCGCATCACTAAGCGCAGGCACGACGATGACTTCTGGGCGCCGTACCTTGACGGCGATGTGAAGAATGTCGAGGACTGCGGTGACTACCTGCTGATCGACAGCGATGGTGACTATGTGTTTGACCGTACTGACGGCCATGCCGAGGGCGCGGCGAGCTGCTCTTGCAATGACTGTGGTGAGCGGCATGACGAAGACGAGATGCACAGCATTGGGTATCACGGTGACTACTCAGTCGGGCCGTGCTGTATCGACAGCTACACGCTAGTGCTTGGCCGTCATGGTAACGAGTACTACATACCAGAGAACGATGCGATCTACGTTGAGTCACTCAATGAGCACTATGACCCTGACCACCTTGATCGTTACGACATCGTTGAGCTTGACTGCGGTGACTATGTGCATCGGGATGATGCGGTGCATCTTGAGCAGCGTGACATCTGGGTCGCAAGCGACGATGACTGCTGGGTGCATTGCCCCCACTCATCCACAACCGAGCACATCGGGGACTGCGTTGAGTTAGAGAATGGTGACTGGGCGCTTGAGTCTGATGCTTGGCAGTGTGAGCATGACGAGCAGTGGTATCTGTGCGATGAGGTCACGGCATTTGAGACTGAGTGCGGCAAGACGATTCACCCTGACCATGCAGACGAGTACGCAACCAACAAAGAGGAGAACTAATCATGAGAACAACTACAGTACTGGGCAAGATTCTCAACACCGCCCTATCCATCAAGCGCCCACATGGGTCACAGACTAACGTCAAGTTTACGCAGTGGCTGCGTGAGCAACTGCCGTTCGATCTTCAGACCACTTCTTTTTACGACGGCGCAGGCAACCTTCACGTAGACAACCGACTCAATACACCACACCGCACCCTGTTCGTCGCACACGTAGACACCGTGCATCGTGCCGAGGGTAAGAACAAGATAGCCAAGACCAAGACACACTGGCGGGCCAAGGGTGACGTGCTCGGTGCGGATGACGGCGCGGGTGTTGCGTTGCTGATGCATATGATTTGGGGTGGTGTGCGTGGCTATTATGTGTTTACTCAAGGAGAAGAACGCGGTGGTGTGGGTGCAAGGTATCTGGCTGACAAGATGCCTGACTTGTTGCGTGAGTTCGACAGAGCGATTGCGTTCGACAGGCGGGGTATTGACTCAGTCATCACGCATCAGGGGTGGGGGCGCTGCTGTTCTGATACGTTCGGCACAGCCTTGGCCGGTGCGCTGATGGATGGTAACGACAACCTGATGATGTTGAACGATGACACGGGTGTGTATACCGACACGGCAGAGTTCACTGACATCATCCCCGAGTGCACCAACATATCGGTGGGCTATGCGCGTGAGCATACGCAAGAAGAATCCCTCGATCTCATCTATTATCAAAACCTTGCTGCCGCTGTGCTGACTGTTGACTGGGATTCCCTGCCGGTTGACCGTGACCCTTCGGTGGTTGAGCCTGCGCAGGACTACGCAGCAGGCAACTGGTGGCAGAGCTACAAGACCACAACCAAGTACGAGTATGAGTACGATCCTGCCAACGACGAGCCAGACTACAGACGCGAGGATGCTATCGACGCCGTGCTCGACGCGCAGTATGGGTACTACGATGGGCTAACCCACGTCATCGCTGAGTCTGTGTGGCCTGACGATACGGCCTTGGCACTGCGACACATGAGCACAGCCAAACTACCGGCAGCATCCCTTGACTGGGCGCTTGAGTGTCTTGAGCATGGCGAGGATGTGGACTTGATACTGGGGTCGCTGTACGACGAGTTGTACGTTGTTTGATTATGTAATGGGGGCATACCGCCCCCTCTTTAAAAGGAGAAGCAAATGAGTACCTATAACGGCTGGACAAACTACGCTACTTGGCGCGTCAATCTGGAGATATTTGACGGCATTGACCCACGAGATGATTACGGGTTGCAAGACCTAGACGCATACGATCTGGCAAAGCGTCTTCAGGAACACGCCGAAGAACTTATCTGCGATTACAAGAACGAGCCAAGCTTGGCACAGGATTATGCGCTTGCATTCCTGTCCGATGTGAACTGGCGTGAGATAGCGCAGCACATGATTAACGACTACGCAGAGGAGAAGTAAATGAACCACGATGAAATCAGCAACCTGTTTTTCAAAATGCTCACAGACGTTAAGGCATTGATCGGTGAAGCAGTCCAAGAAATGCCGAATGAAATCGGTAGGGGCACAGCACTAGGCGGCACATCCGTGGCGCTGGTGGAGTGCGCGTACGAACTGGGCATGGGTAAAGAAGAACTGAAGCAACGCTTACTGGGCGACATCGAGTTCGTCTACTCAAACGCGGGGGGATTAGACCCGCAGCAAACCCGGCACAGCCACTAGGAGCAACTAAACCGACAGGAGAAAACTATGACACCGAACGTACAGATAGCGGTGCAGCTTTACCCAGACCGCGCTGCTGACTACAAGTGGTTTGATGTGGGACAAATACATGACGACAAAGATTTCGAACACAAAGAAATCGCTGAACTTATGTCCAACCCCATGCCGTTTGATAAGTGCGCCATAGCAGGCGAAGACTCAGGCAGTGTTGTGTTTGGCGTATTGGTAACCAAGGGGCAAGAAGGTAGCCAGTATGACGGTGCGCTACTAATAGAAACAGCAGTAATGCATCTCAAGAGTAAAGAACATGCACATCACGTAGGGTTTTGGATACGCCAAGCAGACGATCAGGATGCGCTAGAGCTATCTTTCGTGGACGACAAACACTGGGGACAAGAAGCCGTGATTGACTTGGCTCAGACCAGCACAATTGTGTTGGGTGCTTTCTTGGAAACGATACACAAACCCGATGCGCAATATCAGATGTACACCGCTATGCCCAAGGGCAATAACCCCAAGCGCATACGGCAGGGCAAGAAGCCGTTGTTCGATTGGCATACTGTACTGATCGAACCACCACGGCAGAAGATGCCAGACCAAGGTGGTACACACGCAAGCCCTCGACTGCATGATGTACGTGGGCACTGGGTCAAGCGGGGGGATAAGCGGTACTGGAGACGTGCGCATCAACGTGGGGATGCGTCACTGGGTGTTGTGTTCCACGATTACAAACTAAAGGAGAAGCAAAATGAAATGGTCTGAACACCGTGCTATGGTTGGCACTATCTGGTGCGCTAACAATGACGATACCGTTGTTGTCCTTGAGAATGACGCAGGTGGGTTTGACGTGATGGAGAATGGCAAGTTCCATCATGCCAGCTTTACTTTCGATGGCGCGGTATACCACGCCGAGCGATTGATTCGCATCCACTACCCAAACCTTTACCACACGACAGGAGAAGCAAGATGGACTTGGACGATAGAGAGGTAGAACTGCTGCTTGCAGCACTGATAGGTATGATGATTGGCATCGCATTGCCGGTGTTATTTTTTCTTTTCATGGGGGTGTGAGATGACTGACGAAGAAAAAAGATTTGAACTCAGGGAAGAAGCACGACTCGATGCGATGTATGACGCGAGATACGCATCGGAAGAAGACGAAGACGAAGACGAAGGAGAGAGTGATGAACAGTGATGAACCGTGGCTGTATAAACTCGACAGCTTACTGCCGATAGAAACTATGGTGGAGATGGAGTCCACGATGCTGGAGTCCTACTTTCCGTGGTACTGGAATCCATACACGCTGTATGAGCAAGACTGTGTGCACTATGAAAAGACGTTGTCACAGTTCACGCACATATTCTACTCACAGGGCAAGCCGAACTCTGAGTTGAACGTGTATGCTCAAAACGTATTAGATGCTATCGAAGCACGTACACCCATTCGCATTACCCATATCGAACGTACTAAAGCAAACTTGTTGTGCAGTATTGGCGATGTTGACTTTGACCAACGGCACGAAATTCACCGCGATATTGACGCGGGCGATGATTGGTACAGTGCGGTGTACTACGTGGGTATCTCGGATGGGGATACGGTGTTCTTTACAGACGATGAAGTGGAGACCGGCAGAGCAGTACACGAGCGCAACAGCGTAGTGGTGTTCAAATCAAAGACGAAGCACCGTGCGTCACTACCCCGCAAGCACAAGCGGCGGGTGGTCATTAACTTGGTATTCAGGGGGCAGGTATGAACAATGACTGGGATGAAGATTCATGGGTGACAGTTTTCTGTGCCATATGTCTCGTAGGCATATTGCTCTTTTTGTACGCGGAGGTTCTTTAGGCGAAGTACTTACTTACCTATTGACACTCTACCCGTAGTAATTTACCTTTAACTTTCCTTAACCCCTATTCGGAGGGACTATGCACGACAACACATTAGACAAACAGTTCAAAGAAAAGCCACGTGTCACACCATACGACACAGGCAAGATCAAGATCGGCGTGTACTACGAACCACCACGCCCAACGCAAGACGAAGATGAGCTTGCACTACAAGACGCACTGCTTGGCGGCGAGTGGAAACCCACAGCCTCTGCTAAAACAAACTGGCAGATGGTTGCCTTGGTAGTGGGGGGCATCCTCGTTTACATATTCGGCGTTTCACTTGTGTTGAGGTAGTCATGTCCGACTTAGCCACTGCACTGCAAAAAGCAATTGAAAACAAACTAAACAAGGAGAAGCAAATGCAAGGGATACAAACTGAACTCAAGAACACCATCGACGGCTGGGCAAAAGACGATCCACGGGATGGGGCAAGACCCGCCCCGCCCCATGCTTTTAAGCCCACCAACAACGTCAGCCGTGAGACGTTCAATGCCGTGCGGGACAACCCACGACTGCAACACAAAGACATATCGCGTATGCTGGCCAATCGTGGTTTTAACCATGCCTCTATAGGTTCACTCCTTACGCAGATGCACAACTGCGGCATGATCGCAAAGGATGACACAGGGCGCTACACCGCACTGCAAGCGGAGTACACGCCAATCAAGGCCAGTAAGAAAAAGAAGGTAGCCGTGCCCGCAAGCAAACCCAAGGCAGGCATCGCCGCGCTCGACACGCAGGATGCTGTGCCCAAGAAGCTGGTGGTGATACAGAAGCGGGAGGCCCCTGTCTTTGACCCCGACCAACTACTATCAACTCTTTCTTTCTCGCAGGTCATGGCGCTGTACAAACGCATCAAAGCCATGGTGGGAGAGGCATGATGCGCTTCTGGGTGTACGACGAAGAAGGCAAGCTGTTCCGTAAGTTTTGGGAGCGAGCCGAAGCAGAGAAGTATCTTATGCAGGACGGTTGGAAGCTTGTGACCAAGCCCAAAGAGAAAGAAACTAAACCAAACGAAGACACCCACGGGAGGGCACTCTGGTGAAACCAACAATGCAAGAACTAGCTGACTACCTTGACGACAATGCGCGTAGTGAGTTGGACAACGAAGCCGCGGCAGCACTGCGCAGGTCTTCTAACCTGTTCAGAGTGGCGCACGAGATGATGACAGCCCAGACGCATGAGGCCAGCAAGGCGGCTTACTGCGAAATGATTGACTTGATGAAGGGGAAAACAAATGAGTGAAACACGTACAGCACGACAAAACATCATCGACTTCCTTGAGAAGAACAAAGCAGTTATGGGGGGTATCGAAGTCGTGCAAACACAGGATGGGCGAATCATCAACCTGAACAACATGACCGATGACGAAGCCAAAGAAGCAGCAGACATGCTGATGACTGTCGGTAGCCCCACGCGCTTGGGTGCATTAACCAAACTAAACGGGCCCAAACCATGACAGAAGGCGTTAAATACGACGGGGGCAAGCCGCGCTGGTCTCTGGTGCCTGACGGTGTGATGGATGAGTACATCAAGGTGCTGGAGTTCGGTGCCAAGAAGTACGCGCCAGACAACTGGAAGCACGTGCCCCAAGCGACAACCCGGTACTACGACGCTGCCATGCGGCACATCGATGCTTGGTGGCGTGGGGAGATGGATGACCCTGAGACCGGGATGCCGCACTTGGCTCACGCTATGTGCTGCATTACATTTTTAATGTGGCTTGAAGCCGAAGCTAACAAGGAGTTCTGATGAAGTGTCCGGCATGCGACAGCTTAAAGATTCACACGTATGACAGCCGCCGGGTTGAGGACAAGGTAGTGCGCAAGCGTAAATGCTTGGTCTGTGATGAGCGGTTCTACACGCTTGAGCAGTACATGTCTGAAGAAGAACTTGAAGAAATACAACAATTAAGGAGGGGCAATGGAAAAGTTTTGCACGGGGTGTCAGATGACGCGGGACATGACAGGGGGGATGGTGAGGAAAGCAAACCGGACATCGCGCTGGATATGCCTGAGTTGCGTGGAGAAGCGGAGCTTGAGTCCGTACGCGAGGGCGGAGATCAATGACGCCAGAATCAAAAGTCAAAGCGAAAGTAAAGAAGCTGCTTGACGAGCTTCGTATCTACTACTTCTTCCCTGCTACGCATGGTTACGGACGCTCTGGGGTGCCTGACATTGTCGGGTGCTTCATGGGTTTGTTCGTAGCCATCGAGTGCAAGGCAGGCAAGGGGCAGCTTACGGCTTTACAAGAACGCGAGATCGAAAGAATCAAAGAAGCCAAGGGCTTTACCTTTGTTGCCCGTGAGGACAACATCAACGAACTCAGGGAACTACTGACATGTCTGATCCAAGAGCTTTTGCCAAGCGATTAGAGGAGATGAGTGAAGATGAGAGAGAACACTTTCGCAATCTGATCGAGTCACTGGCCAAGTGCTACGGCAAAGATGCAGCACAGGGGGTGGTCATTATCTCTTTGCCAGACAGTCCGGTGCATGAAGTTATATCGTTAAATGCAACGGACATGGAAGCGCATAACTTAATCAAGTCCATCGAAGATTACTTTATGTTTTTAAACACGATGGATGCACCCCCCAAAGAGCAGTTCAATTAAAACAAGGAGAAGCAATGAACAAAGATGACATCGTGCGTATGGCACGGGAGGCTGGTTTGATGGTTGAAACTAGCGACGGGTGGGATGTTTGGCAGCCTGACAACCTTGAGAGCTTCGCCGCCCTAGTCGCCACAGCAGAGCGTGAGGGTATGGCAATCAACAGCATTCACTCCTGCCACCCCGAGTGCCCGCGTCCGATATGCGTATTAGTGCGTGAAGCAGTGGCAGCAGAACGTGAAGCCTGTGCGAAGGTAGTTGAGCAAGCAGGGCTTGATGGCTACGGCACGTTAGCCGCAGCGTTGTTGGTTAGAGAAAGGGGAGCGCCGTGAACGAGGTTGCTTTGTATAACTTGACGTTTGCGCTGCCCATTTGTGCAGTATGCAACAAGCCGGTAGATAAGATGGAGTCCATGTACTTGCCAGACTATGACGGCAAGCTGTTTAGAGCGCACTGCCACGGCAAGACAGAAGACTACATTCTTGGGTCTTACACGATGCTGGATGCCACAGAGATTACGTTTGGCAAAGCTTTCACTGCGCCACAATTAACAGGAGATGCGCCATGACTACATTTGTTTTAGCTTGGGTGTTGGTGACGTTTGATTCATTTAACGCCGGTATGCAGTATTCACCACCGCTTCACACGCTAGAGGATTGCAAGCGGCTTCAAGAAGTAAGAAAACAACTCAAGATAGATGGACGCGATCAATGTGTGCAGTTGAATGTAATGAGAGGAGCGCAGCGATGATCACACTAACCCGCGAGGAAGCGCAGCAGGTGCTGGATGGGTTGCGTGGGGACAGCCTATATGCAGCTAAACAAGCAAGAGAAACCCTCCGCGCCCGACTCGCGCAGCCTGAACCGGAGCCGGTGGCGTGGATGATGTTAGAGAACAAACTAGTGCCAATACACACTGCCCCACCACAGCGCGAATGGCAAGGGCTGACGGATGCGGAAGTTAAAGAAATCTATACAGCCACAGAAATAAAAGTTGATGAGAATTGGCGAACTGGTGACAGGAGCATGATGTTTCCGACCACATTATACAAAGCCATCGAAGCCAAACTAAAGGAGAAGAACACTTGAGTAAGCCATACGAACGAATCATCGTGCTGGACTTCGAAACGTCATGGGGGAGGGCTGTGAAGCTGGGCTTCTCTTGCCAGACCAACGAAGAGTACCTGCGCGACCCACGCTTCAAAGCATGGGGCTTATGTTGGAAAGAGTATGGTGACCCGTTGCCTGCCACGTGGATACGCGGCAAGGACATCGCAAACTGGGCGAAAGATTTTGACTGGAGCAAGACCGCGGTCATCGCACAGAACGCGCTGTTCGATGTGTCCATACTGGCGTGGGTGTACGGTTGTCACCCTGCGTTTATCTTTGACACGCTGTCTATGGGCCGTGCCGTGCGTGGTGTCGAGGCGGGCAACAGCTTGAAGAAGATGGCAGAAGACTTCGGGCTTGAGGCTAAGGGGCAGGGGCTGGCTTCGTCAGAGAACTACCTTGACGAGTTACCGTTCCACGTTGAGCAGGAGTTGGCGGACTACTGCCGTCATGATGTGTACCTGTGCGAAGAAATCTTTAACCGTCTATCGGAGGGCTACCCTGCATCAGAACTACGCCTGATCGACATGACGTTAAAGATGTACACCCAACCGCGACTGGTCTTAGATCAGGCGCTTTTATTCCAAGCCATCGAAGAAGAAAGGACTACACGTGAAGAACTTTTGGCACGACTTAACGTGGACGATGCGACGCTGGCGAGTAATCCTAAATTCGCGGATGTGTTGGTTTCGTTGGGATGTGAAGTTCCATACAAACAGAGTAAGACGACAGGTAAGCAAACACTGGCACTTGCTAAGAATGACGCTCTCTTCCAAGCTCTTCTCCATGGGGAGAAAGAAGATGTCCGACTCGTATGCGAAGCGCGACTGAGAGTTAAGTCCACGACTGAGCGTACACGAGCGCAAAGATTCTTAGACATCTCAAGCCGCGGCCCACTACCTGTACCACTGGCTTATTACGGTGCGGGTACTGGGCGGTGGACTGCATCGCGGGGCAGTGCGATCAACATGCAGAACTTAAAGCGGGCATCCGAAGAGAAGCGTTCGCTGTTGCGTGAGGCGATCATGGCACCGGAGGGGTACGTTGTGGTGGCTGGTGACTTGTCGCAGATCGAGCCGCGTGTACTGGGCTGGCTGTCGGACTACGATGCGCTGTTGAATATCTTCCGGTCTGGTGAGGATGCATACGCTCAGTTCGGTTCTCAGATGTTCAACATCCCCGGCATGACCAAGAAGAGCCATCCTGACCTGCGTCAGTCGGCCAAGTCGGCGCTCTTGGGTGCAGGGTATGGGCTTGGGTGGGCATCGTTCGCATCGCAGCTTCTGGTGGGGTTTCTGGGCGCACCGCCCGTGCGGTATGACATGGCGTTCGCCAAGAAGCTGGGGGTGACCAAGGAGTACATCGAGAAGTTTCTGGCGTGGGAGGACAACGTCGAGAAGCTGGAGGCCATACCCCACACCTGCACCACCAAGGAGCTCTTGATACATGCAGCAGCATCCAAGAAGATCATCGACATCTACCGGGCTACCGCCCATCCGGTTGTTTCTTTTTGGGAAATGTGTTCGGGGTTGCTGGAGACGGCGCTTTACGGCGGCAAAGAGTTCCGGTATAAATGTCTGGTATTCCGCAAGGGCGAGATCGAATTGCCCAACGGAATGAAACTGCTTTATCCAGACTTACGACGCGAAAAAGACGATAAGGGTAGGAGCCAGTATGTATACGGGCCAGACGCTACCAAGCTGTACGCAGGGAAGATCACAAACAACGTAACACAGGGTGTTGCGCGTATCGTCATGACTGATGGAATGCTGCGGGTATCGAAAAGGTACCCTGTGGTTGGAACAGTGCATGATGAATTGTGGGCTCTTGCGCCAGAGCAGGAAGCGGATGATGCCAAGACTTGGGTTTGGCAGCAGATGACTATGGAGCCACGGTATATGCCGGGCATCCCGTTGAATTCTGATGTTGGGTATCACAGACGTTACGGCCTTGCAAAAGGTTAATAAAGGAGAAGTAATTGGATAAAACCAGAAAAAAGAAGTTAGAGTTACCACGCAAAATCAGAGTCGGTAAGAAGCTGTACACCATCGACATACTGGAGACGATGTTGCAGAGCGGGGATATGGCGCGGGTGCATTACGACCGCAACCGTATCGAGGTTGGCAAGAAGAGCGGCGTCACCGGGCGGCGCTATTCAAGAAAAGAAATGAACGATTCGTTCTACCATGAGTTGGTACACGCCATCCTGTACGACATGGATGAGCACCGACTAAACAAGAACGAGCGATTCGTCACCGAGTTTGCACACCGACTAGCCGAAGCAATTGACTCTGCGAGGTTTGAATGAGCCGCAAAAAAGTAATGACACACGAAGAGCATGTTGAACTAGCAAAGCTCTTGTCCGATATAAACTTGACGCTACAAAAAGCGCAGTCGATAACAGGCTACAAGCTGGGCGTGACATCGACTGCATATAAAAAACTGTGGAAAGCAGCGCGGGTGTATGACGAAGCCCGAAGCGCATTGGACGATGCGTACCACGCAGTGACAACGAACGAACAGTTCGCCAAGGAAGGGCATGTGTATTACGGGGGGCGTAATGGCTAATAAAGTTGTCTGGTCGCACAGTGCCTTGAAAGATTACGAGGGTTGTGCCAAGCGTTACCAAGAAGTGCGGGTCTTGAAGAACTACCAGTTCAAAGAGACAGAGGCCACCAAGTACGGCACCGAACTGCACAAGGCAGCAGAGGACTACGTGCGGGACGGCACCCCCATCCCAGAGCAGTTCGCTTTCATCAAGGACACGCTCGATGCACTGGTGGCCAAGCCGGGGAGAAAGCTGTGCGAACACCAGATGGCGCTGACCATTGACCTGAACCCATGCGGCTGGAAGGATAAGGAAGTATGGGTCAGGGGTATCGCAGACTTACTGATTATTGATGATGACAACCTGACTGCTTGGATTGTGGACTACAAGACAGGCAACAACAAATACCCAGACCGAGAGCAGTTAAAGCTCATGGCCATGATGGTGTTTGCGCACTTCCCGCACATTCGCAAAGTGAATGCTGCGCTGTTGTTCGTAGTAAAGAATGACATGGTCAAGCTGAGTATGACCGTGGACGAAGCAGAACCTGCATGGTGGGATTATCGGGAGCGCATCGCTCGTATTGAGCAAGCGCATGCAACAGGCGTATGGAACCCGAGACCTTCTCCACTGTGCCCGTGGTGCCCAGTCACCACTTGTGCCAATCATCCAAGGAGTTAGTCATGGCAACACGCAACTACAAATCGGAATACAACAACTACCACGCTCAACCAGAGCAAATTAAAAAACGTGCCGAGCGAGTTAAAGCTAGGCGCATGTTGGAGAAAGAAGGCGCTGTCACCAAGGGCGATGGCAAAGACGTAGACCACAAGAAGCCACTACGTAGCGGTGGCAGTACAACCCGAAGCAACCTGCGCGTCAGAAGCAAGTCGGCAAACAGGAGCGACAACAAATGAAGTTTGAAGAGTGGTGGGTAACGATTACGCCGGTGGAAAGAAAAGTCATCGGCGTAGGTATCGGGAAGTTCGTGTGGGATTCCGCCTACAAAGCAGCTAAAGAGGCGCTAGAAAAAGAAGCTAAGGAGAAGCAAGATGCAAATAGTGGATGACAAGGCGTTGCTGTTTCGAACGCGCAACCCAGACAAGTATCGCGTAATTCCGAAACACAGGGTAGTTAATAGGAGCGCAGATGGTACAGCGGAGATCGCAGTTTATTGGGGACTTGATGAAGCGCGTGTCCTCAAAAACCTTGGTGTCAAAGATGTTCCTTCGCCTATTACTAGGCGGTACAACTGGCCGGGTAAATACAAACCGATGGCGCATCAGATTGAGACGGCAGCGTTTCTCACTATGCATAAGAAAGCGTTTGTATTTTCGGAGCCGGGTACAGGCAAGACTCTTTCGGCACTATGGGCAGCAGACTACTTAATGCAACGCGGGGATGTGCGTCGCTGTTTAATTCTCTGCCCGTTGTCGATCATGCAGTCTGCATGGTTAGGTGACTTGAACAACAGCATCATCCATCGCTCTGCAATCATCGCGCACCACTACCAAGCTAGTCGTCGTATCGAGATGGTTCAGCAGGACTACGAGTTCGTGATCGCCAACTACGATGGTTTGAATCTGATTGCAGATGAAATTATTGCGGACGGCAGGTTCGATCTCGTGATCGTTGACGAAGCCAACGCATACAAGACCATGACCACCAAGCGTTGGAAGGCGCTGAAGTCTATCGTCGGACCCAACACCCACCTGTGGATGATGACGGGTACACCAGCATCGCAGTCCCCTGCGGATGCGTACGGCTTGGCACGACTGGTCAACCCTGATGGTGTGCCGAAGTTCTTCACTGGCTGGCGCGATAAGGTCATGAACAAAGTCACGCAGTTCAAGTGGGTGCCGAAGGCCAGCGCAGCGGAGGACGTTCACGAAGCCTTGCAGCCCGCCATACGCTTTACCAAAGAGCAGTGCCTTGACTTGCCGCCGGTACTGACCATGACGCGGGAGGTGGCGCTGACACCGCAGCAGGCCAAGTACTACAACCTGCTGAAAGAACGCATGATGGTGCAAGCCGCAGGCGAGACCATTACTGCGGTGAATGCTGCTGCCGGGGTATCCAAGCTCTTGCAAATATCATGCGGCGCAGCATACACAGATGACAAGGAAGTCATTGAGTTCGATGCAGCACCACGCCTGTCGGTACTGGAAGAAATACTGGAAGAGACCAGCAGGAAAGTAATCATCTTTGCATTGTTCCGCAGCACCATCGACACGATACACACGCACTTGCTTAAGAGAAATATTACGGCTGAAGTGATTCACGGCGACATCACACCGCCCAAACGTGCTGACATCATCAGACGTTTTCAAAATGAGAAAGACCCACGTGTGCTTGTCATGCAGCCTCAAGCAACTGCACACGGTATCACCCTGACCGCTGCGGATACGGTGGTGTTCTTTGGTCCGTTGATGTCTGTTGAACAATATATCCAGTGCATCGCACGGGCTGACCGCAAGGGGCAGGACTCAGACAAAGTGACCGCCATTCACATTCAGGGTAGTCCGATTGAGAAGCGTATGTTCAAGGCGCTGGAGGGCAAGGTCAACGATAACACTCTACTAACTGAGATGTTTAACGCTGAAATAAAAACGTGAAAGGGGGTTGCAAACGAAAATGGTTTTAGGTAATCTGTCAAACGCTTGACAAAATAATAGGAGAAGCAAATGAATGACGAGATCATTCCGCTGGACAAACTTGCGCGTATTTATCGCAAGATCAAATCGGAGATCGACTCGCTGACGCAAGAGTACGACACTAAGTTGGAAGCACTCAAAGCACAGCAAGACGAACTTCGCTTCGCAATGAAAGACCAGATGAAGGCGCTTGGCGTCAAGTCGGTCAACACCGCCTTCGGCACTGTGTCATTGGTAAACAAAACCCGTTACAACACTCAGGACTGGGACTCGTTCAAGAAGTTCATCATCGAGCACGATGTCGTTGACCTGTTGGAGAAACGGATTGCGCAATCCAACATGGCGCGGTTTCTTGAAGAAAATCCGGCTCTTGTACCACCCGGATTAAATGCATTCACGGACTTCGAAATCCGTGTGACTAAACCATCTAAGTGAGAACTCATATGTCCGATCTAACTGTATTCAATCCCGCACAAGTACCTGACTTCGCACGTAATAACGAACTGTCCGAAACTGCACTGGCTCTAACTGGTGGTGGTACTGGTGGTAGCACTAAACGTATCTCGATCAAAGGCGGCGTGTTCCGTCTGGTCTCTGGCGGTAAAGAGATCGCATCCATTGAAGACCGTCACCTCGATGTGATTATCGTCAAGGCTGCGCCCAAGGTAAGCCGTATTTTCTACGCTGGCGCGTACGACAAGGATGCTGCCGCTGCTGCACCTGATTGCCGGTCTAACGATGGCGAGAAGCCGGATGCAGGCGCAAGAAACAAGCAGTCGCAGACTTGCCTGTCGTGCCCACAAAACCAAGCCGGTTCAGGTCAGGGTAATAGCCGCGCTTGCCGTTATCAGCAGCGTCTGGCTGTGGTGTTGGAGAACAACCCCGGTGGTGATGTGTTGCAGTTGACGCTGCCAGCGACATCGGTGTTCGGTAAGGAAGACGGCGACAAACGCCCGCTTCAGGCATTTGCGCGTCATCTGGCGCTCTCAAATCCGCCGATCAACCCAGAGCAGATCGTCACCCGCATGAAGTTCGATACCAAAGCGGAATCGCCCAAGCTGTTCTTTGCTCCGGTTCGTTGGTTGACCAATGAAGAGTACGCCGTGGTCAAGACGCAAGCTGACAGTGCCGACGCACAACGTGCAGTCGTGATGACTGTGGCTCAGACAGATGGCGTGAAGAACGCCCCTGCTCTGCCGGGTAAAGCACCAACCACCACTATTGGTGAGTTGGCAGAAGCAGACGAAGCAGCAGCCATTGCGGAGACCAAGAAGAAAGTCGCCAAGAAGAAAGCAGAAGTCGCCGAGGATGAGTCCGAGCCAGAAGTTCGCAAGGAGTCCGCGAAGCCGTCTGCTGTGCCGGAGAAGAAGTCGAAGCTG